ACCCCAATGAGTCCGTCCTTGATGACGTACATGTAGTGGGGGTAGAAGAAGCGGACCTGCATAGCTGCAATCAGTCCGTCTTCTCTGGCTTTCTCAAGGTCGAGGGCAGGGATGAAGAACCCCTGCCCTTTCTCCAGCCTGTCCCATGGGTAGTTAATCCGCATTGTCCAGCGCGTCTGCATCCGCGTCCGCTTGTGCATCTGACTGAGGTTGCGAGATACAGATGGCCTGCACCCGCATATCTGGGCCGTCCGTCTTGGCGGTCAGGTTCTTACGGCAGTACTTGGTGGGGTACACCTTCTCGATCTGACGCTTGAAGTCGGAGTACCCGAAGCTCTTGCCAGAACAGAACGCACGCATCACTCGCTCCTCGATATAGAAGTCGGTCATGCCCACTGTAACACCGCGCTCGACTCGGCCCATCACCACTGTGCGCGTCATGGATTTGTTCTCGGCCAGATCGTTGTCGGTGGACGCATCCAAGCCGTTGGCCAACACCTGAATCTTGTGGTCCAGATAGACCACGTTGACCATCTTGCCGTAGTTCTCGCGCACGAACATGTTGAGGATGTCGGTTGCTGCACGCTGAGACTTGCGGGTGTGCTCGCGCATGTTGTCCACCATGCCACGGAAGACTTCTAGAATCTTGCGCAGGGGAAGGTTAACGACGTTCGTGTGCTTCGGCCCGAGCAGAATGCCAGCGGCCATGGCGGTACCAACCCCGGCCATCCAGTAGCGCTCGTCGTTGGTTGCTTCGAGTTCTTTGTACATCCGCGCAGTCGTGAGGTTGGTCAGCTCACGCACCTTGTCGAAGTTATCGACCATGTACTGAATAAAAACTGGAGCTGCGTGGCCGCAGTTATCAGCAAGAGACTTGATGATAGTGACTTCGTCAGGAGTCCAAGAGAGCTGGGTTTCCATGGTCAACTCCAGCAGACGGCGCAGCTCACCCTCAGAGGAGTGGGCACGGGTACCAGTCAGGTAGTCCACCGCTGGGTTGTTGGAGGTCAGGAGCGCCACTGTGCGCCAGTAAGTCGTGTTGATGCGCTCGCGGTTGGAGCCAGCCTCCATACGCTCCTTGCCTTTACCCTCGGCCATGTCGAACAGGAACGAAGGCAGCCACTCCATTTCGGCGTTGCGGTTCTTCTGCGTTATCTCATCGGTGATGAGCGGAGAGCTGTGCAGCAAACCCAAGCGCTGTTGAAAGGCCACGGGCGAAGTGTCCCGGCTCACGCGGTACCCTAGGGGGCTGCCCCAAAGAGAAGCGCCTGCGTCCAGCCCCAGTGACTTACCCGTACCGGACCCACGCGAAGTGAAGTGGTAGGTCAGGCCGTTGATGCCTGTGAAGCGCATGAGCGGAGCGGAGGCTGAGCACAAGAAGATCGTCAGCACCTCGTACATTTCTTTGGCGATCAGCATGTTCATGAACTTCTGCCACTGCTCCATCGTGCCGTAGGCGTTCATGCCGTGGTTGACGTTCTCCATACCCTGCATAGGCATCGACACTGTTTTCTTGTGGGGGCGGAAGACCTTGTAGTTGTGCACGTAGCTGTTGTCCTCCTGCCAGCCGCAGTGGTCGGGCACCTTGACGGCTTGCTGGTTCGTACTGGCTTCGTTCACACAGGCGCGGACGTACTCAAACAAGTTCTTGTCGTTGCCAGCGCCGAACTGCGCGATGACGTTCTGAGAGGCCAGCGACTTGACGGTCTCGTCCTTGGACACGACGGCCTTCTGCGGGAGCATGATCTCCTGTGGGCCTTCCTTGCGGTCGTAAATCATGTGCACGGTGTGCTCGTTGTTGGCCTTGAGCAAGCGCACAACAAACAAGTCGAAGGGCAGCAGCATGATCTGCTTGGTTGTGGTCTTACCGTCAGCGTCCTCGTCGCTTCTCTCCATGTACACGCCGCCTGTGCGGCCGTAGCCAAAGCCACGTGGAGCGCTGGGTCGAGTCACTGTCGGGGCGGCAGCCGCTTCGCTGTCCTCGGCTTCGTAGTAGGCGTCCAGTTCCTCATCAACGCTGGACTCGTCGTGGTATTCGGGCTGCACCTCACGGGGTGCCAAGCTAATTTCTTTCTCGGTGGTGTCGAACTCAACGACACGGCCAAGCCCCAAGGGGTTGGTGATCTTGCCAAAGTGCGGGCAGCTGGAGCAGATGCCGGGGTTCTCGCCGTCCATCTTCAAGCAGGGGTAGGGGCCTTTGATCTCTTGCCACTTCTGCTGCATGCGCTCGGGCTCGTAGGGGTGCAGGTCCGACAAGCGCTGGGCGTACTTCAAGCCGTCATCTTCACAGCACTTGGCCCATGAGAGCAGACCGCGCCACAGTGGCTCAAGCCCATCCTTGGTGGCGTTCTCCATGTAGTACACGAGCTGGCCGCAACCTGTGCCCTGCACAGACGCGTTGAGAATCTTCTTGAACGAGGTCTTGCTGTCGGCGAACAGCTTGAGTGCGGTGGAGCTCTTGGCAGCGTTCGGTCGTGCACCGGGGAGCATGAGCGCTTGCTTGGTCTCAAACGAGGGGGCGACCAGCTTGGTGCGTATGGCCTTGGCCAAGTCGTCCAGATCGAAGATGTCGCCCTGCGAGACCAGCTTAGAACGTGTTACACCACGCACCTTCTTGATGCCTTTGGTGCCGGTGTTCGTTGTATCTATTACGCGCATGACACGCGCTGCGTCGGCTGTGACGGTGAAGTCGATCTCTAACCCGTACTGCTTGCACAGGGACTTGAAGTTCTCAGCGATTGGCTTCCAGTCTTCAACGCTCACGTCATCGCTCAGGGGCCAGTACGCGTGAACACCTGCGCCGGATGAAGCCAGCCATGGTTGGCCCAACGCGCCCAGACCGCTGTCTTCCAAGAACTTGTCGATCGCGTGCACCGCTGCCTTGGCAGATGGGTACTCCCGTGGCGCTATGTTGCCCTCGGCATCAGGGATGTCGAGCTTGTGGTTGCAGTCGATGTCGATGAAGAGCGAGCGCAGGAAGCGTGCGTTTTTTGCTATCCGTTTACCGGGTTCTTCAAAGGTGGCCATGGCCACGTACGTGTCGTACGGGACCGAATTAAATTTATCCAGAGTAGGTTGCAGGTCTCCAAGCGTTGTTTTAAAAACGTGTGATTTTTTTGGCGTCGATAGTTCTGCCACGCAATAGTGGCCATGGCCCGCAGACGGCAGAACCACCGCGAGAAACTCAAGCGGCAACATACAGTTCCTTCGCAGGGGGTTTTATTTTTGGTCGTCGAGGGCGGCGATCAGCCGCTTGCACAACTCGGTGTTGTACGCTTGGAGCGCAGCAACGTCCCCTGCGGGAATCAAGGCAGCGTAGCGCAACAGTTCTTCGTTGGTCAGGTTCTCAGGGCGAATGCTTGACATGCTTTTCTCCATGCGTCTTCAGCGTTGCTGGACGACTCTAAAATTTTAATGAGGACGGCGACACGATCTTCGTAGGGCGCGAGCATATCGCCGCCTGCAAACCAGTTGTACACAGTCTGGCGCGTAGCACCCGTACACTGGGCGATCTTGGTCACCGGGAAGTCGAGATGAATGGCCCAGCGCCCGAGTCGGCTACCAAGCGTCTTCGGGGCGTTGAGTACCACATCTACGGTTTTGTCTGAATAGGCCATGGGCAAACAGGGGGCCGAAGCCCCCACTCCTTTTTAGTCTTCGTCGTCCCACGCAGCAGCGAGGTTGGCAAGGCCACTCTTAGCTGGCACGCTGGTGTTCTTGGCAGCAGCTTTACGAACCACTGGCTCTTCGCCTTCTTCCTCTTCCACAGGTGCTGGAGCTGGTGCGGCTTTGGCCTTGGCCTTGGCCTTTGGTGCTGGCGCTTCCTCTTCCTCAGCATCCGCAGCAGGAGGCGGGGCAATCTTGGTAGGACGCTTACCTTCCAGAGCAGGAGCGGCGGGAGCAGCGGGTGCACCCACACTGAACTGAACAGCCTTGACGGCGTCGTCGCTCTGGCCTTTCTCTTGCACGGTCTCGTATTCGGTGTCGCTCAACCAGCGCTTGGCTTTGAACACCAGCTTGGGGCTCTCCACCGTGGTGTCGAAGCGCAACTCGGTCACGACCATCTCAGGGCTGATGCTCTGGGCGGCGAGGAATCGGGCGTAGGCTTGCAGGGGGTACTTGCCGTTGGCTTCCTTGCCGAAGATCGAGGTAGCAGGCAGCGACAGCTGCAGGACATCGCCTTCAACATCATCGGCCAACACCACAGCCAAGCGCTGCTGGTAGCGGCAAGCCTTCATCTCGCCAGTGCCGGAGCCCTTGGCGTTCATGTCGCAGTTGGCGCAGTTCTCGCCTTGGGGTGCGGTGACTTCCTTGTCAGGCACGTTGCCATCGCTGGACCAGCAGTCAGGGCCAGTGGTGCTGTCGGCATCCCACTTCTTGGCGAAGAAAATACGGCTGACCTTGGGGGCAGCGTTGACGATGACGACATCGAGGTGACGGTCCTCAATCTGAGAGACTTCCTTGCCGTCGTGCACCAAGCGGAACACACCGCCTTTAATGCTGATGCGCTTGCCAGACTGACCAGCGCCGCCTGCGAGGGCTTTGGCGATTGCCGAGAGCTCGGCTTTTTTAACGAAGGCGGGGACTTTACTGCCGCCGAAGAGAGCGATTTCACTCATGGTTACTCCTAGTTGAGGTTGGGTTTATTTGACTTCGCCAAAGACGTAGTAGTCTTTGTAGAGTTCGGGGGAACAGGGGACAAGCACCACTGCGATGGTTTCGTTTTTATCGACAGAGACGATGTACTTGAAGGCGTACTCGAACTTGTTTGGCAGCGCGTCCCAAAAGGCGCGTGCTTCGGTTTCTGTGCGGAAGGCTTCTTGCGAACCAACCACGGCGGGGTGTGCGGTCAAAGGGGTTGTTGTCAGCATGGTATTGCTCCTGAGTTACTTGGTTGGCTTGCGCACAGACACGTCGTAGAACGCATCCGAGTTCAAGCCGGGTGGAACGAGCTTGGGGTTCTCTTCGAGAAACTGCGCCATGTTCGTTTGTGCGATACGCTTTTCCAACAGGTCCAGCGCGTTGTGATCGACCATGAACTGTTTGAATGAGTCCCAGTCTTGCGTTGAGTAACGCACCTTCTTGGACAAGATCGCTGTGCCGCTGGGGGTGCTGACCGACTTGGAGCCAAGCGCTTGCATCTGCTCCTTGATCGCGTTCTTCACTTCGTCCTGCTGCACCTTGATCTCTTCCATCTTGGTGGTGTACTCGCGGTCAAGCTCCTGCAGCTTGTCCCGCATCTTGCGGTAAATACGAACCAGCTTATCCATTGATACTGGCTCTTGTACTTGAGTGCTATCTTCCATTTGAGCTCCTTTGTTGTTGTCCATTGTTTGACAAGTATAACGTGTTTTCGGACTTGTGCAACTCCTTTCAATTTTTTCCGATTTCGCTTTTGAACATCTCGGTCAGCAGGTGGTTGTCGCTCACCTTACTGCCCAGCGCTTTGAACATCTTCTGCTCGATGGGGCTGCTCTGGATGTGGATGACCCGCACCTTGTCAGAGTCCTGCCCCTTGCGATCCGCACGTGCGATGGCCTGTGTGTACTGCTCCACGCTCATGAGCGGGCCATAGAACACCACCGTGTCGGCTGCTGTTAGGGTAATCCCGTGGGCAGTCGCTTGTGGCTGCATGACCAGCACCCTCGGCTCAGGCTCCGTCTGGAAGCGCTTGATGATATCGCCGCGCTTGTTCGGGGTGACATCGCCATGAATCTGCTCGTTCTTGATGCCCTGCTTGTCGAGGAAGGCAACGATGGTACTGATGGACGAGCGGAACAGGGCGAACACAATGACCTTGCGCTCGGTCTCCTCCAGCACCTCCAGCAGCACACGGGTGCGGGGCGATGCGTCGAACTCCACCACCTCATGGTCATCCGTGTAGGCAGCGCCTGCGCTGATTTGCAGCAGCTTGCTGACCTCTGCGGCTGCGTTGACTGCGCTGATCGTCTCGCCTGCGGCCTGCACCATCATGCGTTCTTTGAGCAGGTTGTAGTACTTCTTCTGCTGCGGCGACATCTCGACCTCGCGGGTCTCTGTGATGACGGGTGGCAGGTCCAAGCACTGCGCTTTGGTGAAGCGTATGGAGGGCTGCAACGCATCGTGCACTTGGTCTTTGGCCGTGGCCTTGGGTGCCCACTTGAACGCCGTGACTTTGTTCATCACCTTGTCGCGCCATGCCGTGAAGAACTTAGGCACCCGATCGGGCGAGACCAACTTGGCCAAGCCATACGCATCCACAGGCGACTGCGATGCAGGGGTGCCCGTCATCATCCATAGGTAGGTGTGCGGCTGAATGATCTTTGAGAGTGTCTTCCAGCGGTTGGTGCTCACGGTCTTGTAGGCGTTGGCCTCATCGACAATCACCAGATCAAAGCGCCCATCGTTGTTGACCTCATCGGCAATCAGGTTCAGGCCGTCGTAGTTGACGATCACGAACTCGTAGTCACCTTGGATCATCTCGATGCGCCGAGTGGCTTTGCTGTGGTGAGCGATGATGGCGCTGCGGTGCAGAACGCTTTGCCCAATATCGGCAAGCCACGCGCTGTGCATGATCGACAGAGGACACAGGATGAGAACCCGGCGAACCTCACCGATCTTCATCAGGTAGTCCGCTGCCCACAGTGCGCTCATCGTCTTGCCTGTGCCGGGGTCGTTGAAGCAAAAGGCTCTGCGGTGTAGCGTAAGGAACGCCGACGTTTCTATCTGGTGCTCCATCGGCTGGTATTTACCGGGCCAGTTGTAGCGACCGATGATGGGCGAGGGGGCTTTGCGTACACCCAAGTTGCGCAGCACACGGACTTCGTCCAGACCCCACTTGATGAGAATAGAGGTCCCTTCGTCTGACTCAAAGACGACCTGTCTCTTGGGGATGATGTTGTACTTGTCCGGTGTGCGTGTATTTATTAGAAGTGCTTTATTCTCGATGATCTGCATGGTGCTTACGTTTTGTCGCCTCGGTTGGCCTTGACGCTTCGCACGCGCAAGTTGCTTCGCGCTGTTGTGCCGTTCTTCTTGAGCGGCGTGATGTGGTCAACATCTTTGCCGTCGCCTTTGGTGACCGCGCCTTCCTTCTCCAGCATGCGGCGTGCCTTGACGCGCTGTGCACGCTTCTTGACCTGCTC